CTATTTTTGCTGATTTAGTTTTTCTTTATATAATTCATTTTCCAATTCTAATTTCAAGGTTTTTATCTGTAATTCATTAATTTTAATTTCTCCCTTTTCAATTTTTTCTGTAATTTTTTTATCTATTTTTTTATTTAGAGATTCCTCTGATGAACATATCGATAAAATAATTCCAGTTATCAAACCTAGTAAAGAAATAGTCATAACTGTTTTACTTCTTCTTGATTTATCTATTAAATAAAAAATCAATTGAAAAGATAATGTAATCATTGCATTTATTATAAAAATAACGGCTATTAATTGTATAGGTTGAACTTCTAAACTTTTAAATATAATTGATATATTTCCAGCTATAAGAGTAAACATAGCTATAAAACCCGTTGTTTTTATTAAAGAGTCTTTGTCTATTTCATTTATTTCTGTTTTTAAGTTTTTTAGCTCTTTTTCAGAATCAGTTTTTATATTTTCAAGCTCTTTATCTTTTAATTCTAAACGATTCAGCAGAGCTCTCTTATTTTCTTCTGTTTTTTCATCAATCGATCTCATATGAGTTATTCTTGAAGTATCTAAACTCAAATGATCATATAATTTCTGAATTTTAGAGAAAAATTCCTTTTCTTTCTTTTTTTCTTTTTCTGTTTCGCACTTTTTTAATCTGTCTTTTTTTTCTGATTCAGCGTATTCATAAATAAAATTTATATTTTGATTAATAAAAGTCATTGGGCCTTCTTTTTTTTCTGAAATATTTTTTTCTCTTTCTAGCAAATCTAAATACGATAACTTTTCATACAGCTTTGAATATAAATGTCTAAAATCATTATTAAAATATATCAATTCTAATTTTTTATAATATTTAGACAACACCTCTTCTTTCTTATCTTTTAAATCAAAGTCTTTATTAATAATATACCCATTTGATATTTCTTCTATAAATTTTAAAAGTTCTTCTAGTTTTTCTTCTTCCATTAAGCCTCGTTTCTTATTAAGTCCAGAGGAATTAATCTCTCTTTTCTTTGATTAAACACAATATCCCAAGCCCCTCCAACTTGATGAGTTCTTCTTACCATTTCCCACACATCTGTATTCAAATCTCTGTCTATTATTTCATTTAAAAGTTGAATATCTTCATTTTCTATATCATTAAAATTGTCATCAAGCAAGCTATAAAGTTTTATACTAGATGATCCTGAAGCTGAAAAAATACTGTACACAGAAGGCACAACTGGTCCATATTGCCACGCTTCTATTCTATCATTGAAACAAGGGTTTTCTCTTCTGTGTAAAAAACCTTTTTGAATAAAATATAAAACTTTTTGCAATTTCAAATTTGATATATCAACTATCTGTTCCATATATCTTCTTATAATATATAAAGCTATTCTTAAAGCATTGTAATTTCCCATTGTAGCACCTCCTTATATTTTTTTCTTTGTTAATCTAAGTATATCATATTTTTAGAAAAACTCCCTTAGAATTAAAGATTTTTTGTTGATACTTTATACCTTATATTTTAACTTTTGTCAAGATTTATTGAAATTATAAAAGTTAGCTGACCCTTGTGTGGTAATCATGAAAAAGATTTTGTCTAAATAGATTTATAGCATATTATTTTTTGTTTTCCAATAAAAAAGATGGCCAGCAGAATGGCCATCTCGAAAAATAGAGTAATATAAAAATTTTTAATTTTATATTCTTATAAAAATCACATTACATAGTGCTACTATTAAAGTTTTTATCTATAATATATTATATCCTGTTTTTTCAAAAAGTCAATCTGTTAATTTATAAGTTCTTTTATATGAGCAACAAGTTCATTTTCAATAGTTTGCATATGTGCTTCTACTATTCTTATTGCTTTGTCATAAAGTTCATTTTCTTTTGCTCCGTCCTCTTTTAAATCTGCAAGAATATTCATTAATACTTTTTTAGTTTCTGCAAACTCATTTTTGAATATTCCATAAATTATCTTAAAAGTGATATCATCTATAATGTCATGCATATCTGTTTCAAAGTCTATAAGCTTCACATCAAAGAATGTGTCTATTTCCTTATTTATTACTGCCCAGTTCTCTTTGATGTGATTATTCCTTATATACTTTATCACTCTCTTCTGTATGCTCCATCTGATGTCCTGTATCTTAAGTATCAGGGCTATTTCTAGCCCTTTTCCTTTCAGATAATCACTGTTCAGCTGTTTCTCTAACTTCGCCATTGTAGATATCATTTTTTCAAGATATCCGAACATGCGTTGCTGTTGAGTTAAGAATATAGTGCATATTACTACTGTAACTCCTAACTCAACTATATCTTTAACCAAAAGTGGATTCAACTTTATTCCCCCCTCACTACTACAGCACAGCAGGATTTGCTTTCTTTTCTATGTTAAATATGCCCTGCAATACTACTCTTAAATCACAGTTCTTTTTAGCCTCTTCTAGTGCTATTGTTAATGCTTCTTCTCCTATTTCTTCAACAAAATTTGGAATGAAAGGTCTGTCAATTGATTTCTCTTTTTCCAGCAGATCCTCTAATTTTTTCCAAAAACCATCATGTACTTCTTTAAATTTTTCTATCCCAGCTTTTCCTTTGCTCAATATTTCTGTCTTATAAATTAATGATTTTGCCAGTTCTATAATTTTTCCTGTGATATAAATTTTTGCTGCTAATCTATCCATAATTATCTTCTCCTTTGTTATTTTAAATTTTTTTATTTTAAGCCACCTGACAGGCTCAAATTTGCATTTTATTCTGCCAGATGACCTTTTATATCTAAAATTATTTTAAAGCCCGTGTAATCTAAATATGCAAGCCGTTTTTTTCTATAGACTCAATTTTTCACTTTTTTGAGCCTATAAATTTTCTTAGACTTAATTTTTTAAAATTTTAAGTCTTAAGCTGAAGTTTCAAAATAATTTTTAACAGCTGCAACATAGTATTTTGCTAACAATTTTTTTGTTTCTTCTAGTGTTTTCATGTCTTCTGAATTTGTTATAAATCCGCTTTCTATAATGATACATGGTGTTGTTGTTTTATAAAGCAATGCCCAACCCCTATCTCCTTTTACACGTGGCTTTATCCCTCTATTTCTTAAATGTGTTGCTTCAACATTTGCCTCTTGTATAAATTCAGCTAATTCTTTACTATTTTTTGAATTATGCCAGTACAACATTTCTGCCCCATGTGCTGTTTCATCTGCTGCATTAAGATGAAAAGACAATGTTATATCTCCCTTATTTGCAAGCCCATTTATTTTTTGTGGTAACGTGGAATAATATTCTTGATAGACTACAGCATATTCAAGACCTTGTTCTTTACATTCAGGAACAATATAATTGTTCACAAAGTCCTTATTCCACTCATGCTCCTCAAATCCGTTCCCGCATGCTCCAGGGTCTTTTCTTACCCCGCCATGACCCACGTTTAAAATAACTTTATTCATTTTATACCAGCTCCTTTTCAATATATTTTTCTTTTATTTCTACACGATTTAGCCAGCCTTTTAAAAAATCTTCTTGTGTACTATCTTTCGCTGCAAGATTTTTGTAAAAAGTTCTTTGCATTTCATGATATTCCTTTAAAAATGCTTCAGGATCTATTGCATTTATTGCTTCTAGTGTTTTGTTACCAACTATTCCATCTATGACTAAGTTTGCACCAAATTTATTTGCTACAATCTGAGCTTTTTTAATTCCTTTTCCTCCAGAATTAACTGCCCAGTCAAAAATTGAAAGTGCCACTCTGTCATCTGTTATTTTATCCAGCTTATTCCCTAAGTAATACTTTTTCAAGTATATATTTTTTGCAAAATCTTTTGTTAAATTTCGCATGTCTCCAGCATGACCAAATTCTCTTGCTTCTTCTTCCGTTATACCCCAAGTAGTTTTACCACCTCTATCATTCTCGTCATTAGTATAGCCTCCTTCAACTTCGAAAATATAATTTAAAAATTTTTCAAATCTGTCCATTATTTCACTTCCTTTTCTTTTATTAGTTCCATGTCCTTTAAGTATTTATAAAGTTTGCTCGGATTGAACTGATACCCAACTCTATCCTTTAATGACTTAAGCTTATAAGTCAGAGTAAACTGTAAAGCATAATCTATAGCATTTAAGCAAAATTCCGAACAAAAATATCTGTCATCGTTCTGTACTTTGCTTGCATAGAAAAACTGTCCTAATATGCCCAAGTAGTCGTAGCCTTTACCCTGTGCCGTATTATAAAACTCTACAATATCCTCAGCTCTGACACTGCTATCCATTTCAAAAATTTCAAAGTTTTTCTGATATTTAAAAGGTCTTTTTCTAACTCCACCTGGATTTGAAAGAAAAACTTGATTATTATAGATAAACTCACAGTGTGAGTATTTTCCAAGTGTCCATGCAGATATTAAAAATCCCATTATACTTTTTGGTCTGTGAAAACTGATATATAACTTGTCTTTTTCAAGCATAAATACCTCCTAACTCTGCTTTATTTCATTTTCAAATAACTTGTTGTATTCTTCCTCTGCCTTGAATTTCTTAAGCTCCTCTACTGATTTAGTCAGCAGGCTATGTGAAAGTGTTGTTTCAGTAACCATAGATGCGGTAGTGTGTTTCCTCATAATCTCGGACATTTCAATGAATTTCTGCACACTCACATTTACATATTTTTCTGAATTGTCTTCAGTATAAAATTTCCAGTTTTCATATTCAGTAGCCATAAATTCTGTCACAACTTGTGCAAAATTAAGTTTTTTTCCCGCAGCAATCTGCTTTGTAAGTCCTAATACAAATTTTAAAACAAGAGCAAAAAGTACTTTAGTTATATTGCTTTGGTCTATTGTTCTGTTATATTGCAGATACTTAGTCCCTTTTATTTCAAACTCGAAAGGCTTTTTCTCCCTTTCAAGTCTTAACTGATACAGCTCTTGTTTCAGTTTTTCAATCTTTTCTTCTTTTTTGTACTTTATCTGATTATCTTCGATATACTCAAATTCAGATAAATTAACAGTTGTTATTTTGTCATTTTCTATCATTTCGTTATCAGCGAGGGTATATCTCCCTACTGCGTATAATTCCTCTTTTGTCATTTCACGCAATTTCCCTCTTTCCAAGATAGGATTCTGATATTCAGTCTCTGAAATAATATGTTTTTCTTTATTAAAATCTGGGAAAAATAAATTTGGATCTTTTTCAAAATCTTCTAAACTTGAAATAACAGGTCTTCCAATTATTTCAAGAGTATCTTTACTATAAATATTTACTATCATTTTTTACCTCCTAATCTATAAAATATGTTGCAGAGCCTTTAAGAACATTAAATCGTCCTAAGTGAGCTCCCCATATTGTGATATTAGTCGGATTTATCTGCATTCTAGTTGCCCCATTAAATCCTGGAGTGAGTGAAGAAGAAGCAAGTGCAGCTTCAAATCCGTAACTTTGAGAAGTCGGACGGAACTTTGCGGGTATTTCTAGCAACTGTTGATTTTCATGAAAAGTGATGTTGTTTCCGTCATTTTGCAATCTGACCATGACGGTTACAGTTTTCCCTTTTTTCGTGAAAATTACATCGCCATTTGCAACTTGAACTCTCTGACTTTCAACTTCGTATAAATTTTCCAATTTATCCAAAATTGGTTTGTTGCTGATAGCCCTGAATTTTGAGCCATCATTGTACGTCAAGCTGTTATTCGCAATACACTCGTAGTAGTACTTTAAAGCTTTATCATAGTAAAACTTCCCAGTAACTTTTGCTCCTGCGTCCTGAATATTACCTCCAAATTCCAGTCCGATGATTTCTGCCAGTCTTTTTCCCTCTAAAACTGTATCTGATTCCGTTCCTAATACATTTCCTGTATTCATATAAAAAGCATTTTGATTATAAGTAATAAAGTAATATCCTTTCGTTCTTAAACTTCCTTTTTTTACTGTTTCATTAGCCCCATTTTTCACTGAATATAATGGATATTCTGAATCATTAATATTTATTACTGAATTGTTGTACTGATTTTCATTATCAATATATAACAGCAATTTCAATCCGTTAAACATTCCAAACTCTTTTAATCCATTTACAGATATTGTGTAAATGTCCTTATCTGTTCCAGTTGTTCTGACCGTTTCCACAAAAGGAATTAATCCTTTTTGAAAGTTATTCAAAATATCAGATGTAAGAGTTGTTCCAATCTGTGTTGCGGTTTGTTCCCCTTGCCATTTATGTCTTACAAGTCCAGCACCTACATCATCGGCTTTTTCTACTTTGTACACATCCAAATTAGATCCTAGCCAGTCTTTTATTTTTTTAAACATTATCTTACCCCCTCCTGTGTTATTAAGTTTATTCTTGCCAGATTTGTTTCATAGTTCTTTATCTGAGATATTTCATCATAAAAACTATCAGTTATATGTAATACCCTTTTTGTTCCAACAAAAGCACCATTGCTTATATAGTTTGCGGTCTGCACTTTATATTTAAAATCTATTGTTAATTCAATCCCCTTTGCCCTTATATCAAGTAAAGTGTTTTTTATACTGTTTCTTAGATAACTCGGAAGTCTTTTATTCAGAATTAGATATAAAGTTCCGCCTTTGGTTTCAAAATTTTCTTTGATTAAATTATTGCTCCCAAAACTTCCTCTAAAAACATTTAATCCATGTATATTATGACTTCCAGTAGTTTTTCTTATTCCTTCTTCAAATATAAATATATTCTGTTCTATGTCTTCTACTATGATTTTCAATACATTCAGTAAAGTTTCAAAAGTAGCATTTTTAGTTTGTGAAGCAAGTTCAGCTAATATTCTTTGCCTATAGATGTTATCATTTTCCTTGTTTTTTCTTTTCAGATTAAAAGTATTTCCAAATTTATCTAAAACATAACCTTTTGCCTTTAAAATATCTAAACTTTCAAGTAATTCGTACAAGCTTTGACTTGCTTGTCTTATTTCTTCAAGATATATTTCAAGCAGAAAATAATTATTACTTTCGTTATCTCTACGATACATATGTGGAAATCTACTTATGACTTTATCTGTATATTCTTTGCTATCCTTATACATAAAGCACCTCGATATTATCTTCGTTTATTTGGAATTTCTGCCCAATTGGTATAGGAAATACTTTATCAAAATTATATTCTGCAACATTTGAATTTTCTGTACCCATTTTCAGACTTATTTCCCTTAAATCATCAATGCCCAAAACTTCAGAATAAACTTTAACATAAGATATACCTTCTCCACTTTTTAAATTATTTATATACTTTAAGATTTCCTGTTTTATCAGCGGTGTCCAACGATTATCTTTTTCATCCTCATTTTTTACCTTTTTCACTTCGACTTTTATTCTGAATCCATTGTATTTAATCAAGTTATAAATTATTTTTCTTTTAAAGGAATCCCTTTTAAGTTCCTTTTCCATTGATTGAGCATTACTGTCTTTTAAAGTTAGAATTCCATCAGCTTTCAAATCCAATATTGTATTGAAAATATTTTCGTTAGGTGTTCCATCAATAAATATTTTTATCGTCCCAGGATCAGTTGACGGATTTGTCTCAGGATCTAAGATTATACAATCCTTAACATTTTCCAATGCCATAAGTCCATTATACAAAGCTTCATGTATAGCTGTTTTCTTTGTTATCTGCTGTTTTTTCAATCTTGGTCTATATATACTGTCAGGTTCACTGTTTTCTCCACCTGTTATATCTGTATCATTTGTTATCTTTTTTATTCCCTGATAATCAAATTCAAATTCAACATCTGCTGAAATATTATATTCACTTCCAAGATTTATTGCTTGTATAAACGCTGTTTTTGAATATTCTCCTGTTATTTCTGGAATATCAAGGACAACATTATTTAAAATGACATACTCTTTTTCTGCATATTTTATTACTGTCTGTGAAGGTATGGCTAAATTCTGATTTCCTATTATCTTTACTTGTCCTGTTGCATAACTTCCTGTTCTTCTTGGAGTTCTTAATAAAGTTCCAAAATAATCCAGATATACTCCAGTTGCAGTATCTATATTCATTTGATTATTTAATCCCAATAAGTTTTCCCACACTTCTCTTAACTCATATGCTATTGCTTCAGAATGGATCCCTTCAGGAGTATTAAAATCTAAAACATAATTATTATCTTGAAGTCTGACTCTGTATCTGCCTTGAATATCATTTGATATACTCTGAAAATCCTTTATTTTGAAGCCTTCTTCTGTTACTCCAAACATCAATTAGCCCTCCCTTTTTAAAAATTCAAAATTTCCCCTGTTTTTAGAAGTATTTCAACCTCAAAAGTGTAATTTCCTGTTGAATTTACAAAATTACTTTTAAACTTTAATATTGAATCCACATCCTTATCAGATAAAATTGTTTCTCTTATTTGAGATTCAATATTAAATTTCTGTAACATTTCCCCTATCTGTCCTGCTTTTTCTGCTCTTTTTATCCAATAAAGTCCTTCATTTTTATGCAAAAACCATTCTTCAGAAAATAATCTGAGTTTGTTTTCTAGTCTTAAACGAATTTTTTCAAGAGGATTTGATAAATCAATATTCTTTTTTAAGGAAACGTCAATCATTCTATCTTTCTCTATTGTCTGCCAGCTCTGTACAGATTCCATTTATTCCCCCTTTTAATCAATAGGAATACCCCCGTTAGTATGATTAAGGAACGATTTCCCACTTGCTGTTAAATCAGCGTTTGTTGTTATATCTTTCCCTACATCCAAACTTCCTGATATTGTTGTATTCCCATTAAGTTTTATGCTAGGAGCTGTTATTTCAACCTCTCCTGAGTTCATTCTTATGACATTTCTACCATAAAGTATATAAAAATCGTTACCATATGGACCGTTTTCGCTATCTGCCGTTATCTGTCCTATAACAATTGCATTATTAATATCAAATTTTGTTTCATATTCAGGTTCAATAGGATCATTTGAATTTCTTGCAAAAAAAGTTTCATGCTGGCAGAAACCAACTATAACTTTATCCCCTTTCGATAACGGGGCATTTACTTTGCAAGATTTTCCCCAAAATATTGGAGCTATAGGAACATTCTCAATTACTGG